ATACAGGGTGGCGACTACGTTTCCGCTTGCTACGATGCTTGCGATACCGCTTGCCGTGTAGTTAGCGGCGGCAGTCATGTCCCCAGAGGAGAGCACGAAGGCGATGAAGTTTTGCTCGCTACCAGCCAGGGCATACATTGAGCCCGTGGCCGTGATGGCACCCGCTACAACCCGCTGGCGGTCTGCGTTGGTGGTAACGGTAGCCGAGGCGGTAATAACGGCACTAGCGGCCAAAATACGGCTTGCATCGGCATTTACCGAACCAGAAGAGCTTATCTGTCCGGCTACTGTTCTCAGGCGTGTGGCGTCTGACACCACATCCGAGGCGGCAGAGATACTTCCGTCTGCAAGTCTTACCCGGATTCCATCTGCCTGCACAACCCCGTAAGCAGAGATGTCTCCTGCGCCGAAGGTTGTTTTGGTTCCGTCTGCTAGTACTACCCCGGCGGCGGCTACTGCACCGTCTACGGTACGAGTCCTATCGCCTGCCGATACTACGGTTGCGGTAGCGGAAACTGAGCCACTTACTACAAATGTGGCGTTGATGCTACTTGTTACTAATCCTGTGCTGCTGATTTGCCCGTCTCCGTAGCGGAAGCAGGCGGTATTCCATACGTTTGAATCTAGGCTAAAAGGTAACGCATCTATGGACGTAGAGAATAAATCTAACTGCTCTAGCGTCCACGGGCCGCATTGGTCCATTAGTCCAAAGTCACGGTGAGGTTGCCAGAGGAGACCTTGAGGATGTCGCCCGTCTCAATGGTTTTAGACGTTGTGAGGGCCGTATACATCAGCAGGTTTCCGGTAGACAGAGCATCGAAAATACCAACGTGCGAGATGGTTCCCCAGGTTGCCGTAGCTTGCGGGAAGGTCACATCTGCGGAGGACGTTGTAATCCCTGTGGACGCAGTAGTAACGGAAAGAACCTGGCGAGCATAGGACCCACCAGAGACTTCCGTACCGCCACCCGTATCGCTAGGAGCTGCGGTAAACAGACCTAAATACGCTGTCGTCGGGGATGTGTAGGAAACGTTTTTGAGAACATGGTCAAGAATCTTGTCCTCTAGGTAATTCGTAAATTCGGCCATTTTTTACCTCGTGGTTACGGTCATAACTAACGGAACGCCAGCAAACTCGGACTCCTCGTCTGAGGTGTTTATCCGAGCGATGGATTGGTTATACAAGCTCGACCAGGTTTGGGCGCGAGCATCGTTCATCAGGTACGGCTCTGCCTCTAGGAGCGAACCGTATAAAAGCGCATCTGGGTAGTTTGCTAGAAACTCGTTGCTGGTATTGCTATCAGAAAGTGCTATCGGTTTGTAGTAGTAAAGCATCTGCAAGGTGTAGCCAGAGTCGGGTTTCGGAGCGAACTCAAACTCGTTAGACCGCAAGGTATAAAATACGGGTAAACCCTGCTCGTCAGCCCTAGAGTTGGCAGAAAACGCACTCGGAGATAGGTAGGAAACTACCGTTCTTGGCAAACCTTGTACAAACACATCGCGGATTGCTAGGAAATCTGATGGGAGCCCTACCGTTGCGTCTCCGGCAGTCATGGTGGCGGTAGCGGTCTTGAGCATACGGCGGGTGCGGATGTCCCGCGACAGACGGAGTTCGGCCAGCGTAATAAAGTCGGGAATCTGGCTCGTCAGGTCGCTCCGTCCGAGGTAATTCGCAACGCTAGTCTTGAGGTCGCTGTAGGTCGCTAGTGCCATCTTTTGTCTCTGGGTAATCGTGCCAGCCGAACGTGTATTGTCCGACGTGGCCTATTTGGTTTGACAAGTCGTGGTCTAGATAGGTTGGGTATCCTGCGTCTAATGCCTTTATGCAGAAATACACATCTTCGCCAAGTAACTTGCCGCCTGGAATCTGCTCGAACCAAAACCAAGGTTTCGGTGTGTTTTCAAATACTTCTCGCTTTACCAACATCACGCCACAGCCAACGGCGGTGACTTCTTCCAACCCCGTTTTGCCTTTGCTTACGACAGGCAACCAATGGTTCTCTTTCTTTTCCATGTCTACCACCAAGTTCTTAGCGGTGGGTTTGACAGGGATGGAACGGGTTGTAGCGTTGACCCCGACGATTGGTTTGTCGTGAGCCATTAGAATCTCTATGGTGTTCTTGGGGAAGCGCATATCAGCGTCTATCCACAAGATGTAGTCTGCGCCTTCTTTTAAGGCTTCGTGAGCCATCTTCTCACGCTGGTCAAATATCAGGGTTCCCGACACCGTGTAAATCGACTGATGCCCTACCCTGTGTCTAGCGTCGTAGGCACACAGGACCGCAAGGTCAAACGCTGTACCTATTTCCATCTCACCCCTGCTTGGGATGCAGATGGCGACTTTCTTGCCTTCTAGTTTGTTCTTAGCTTTAATCTTGTCGTGAATCTTGCCCACTAAACTCTCCCCGGTCTGGTCCGTAAATAACGGTTCGCCGGGTCGTTTAGAAACGCTTTCATGCGCTTCTGGTCTATTACGGTGAACCCCCTCATAACGCCCTTAGTATTTAAGTCGGCAATAACGGAGTTCGGCAGTTCTGCAACGTGGACAAGCTCGCCCCACCGCGCTCTTTCATCCGTTTGGTTATAAGCCGCTTTATTTAATTCTAATATCGGCGCGACGTCCTGCTCATACTTGATGATGAGCCCGCCTTCGCCATCAGCGTACCAAGTACGCTTTTCTCCACCAGAAAAATCTTCGCCTAGTTTTTGCATATTGGAAACGGAGGTGGGACTAGCCCACCCCCGATTTTACTACAGTTTAGGCAGCTTTAATATCAAAAATACCGCCGTGGGCCTTCTCGTTACGAACTTCCAGGGTCAGTTCGGCAAGAATCTGAGTTTTCTCAGAGTCGCCGGTCTTAGCCAGGTCGTTGGTCTGGAAGGGGCGCAGGTAAGCCAGGGCTGCGTACTCGGGGTCGAGCATCAGCGCATCGCGGGAGCGCATAAAGCGGTCCGGAACGATGGAGATGAGACCGAAGTCCGACAGGTAAGCACCAGCGGCTGCCACGATGGTCGTGGGCTCTGCGCCGGTCACATAACGCTGCTGTGCAACACCGGCAAATGCCGACACGGTTGCCTTCAGTCCCGGAGGAACAACGAGCAACTTGGGTGTGCCACCGTCCTCGAAAATCTGCTGAGCTACGTCTTTCAGCATGGACTCTTCGAAAGTACGGGTCGTGGTGTCGCCACGGGCGTCAGAGCCGTCACCAACCGGGTTCGTACCAGCCGTACCCTTGTTGACGTTAGACGTGATGTAGGACAGCAGAGCACCCATCTTACGAGCGCCGGTATTGATAGTGCCGTTGCTCTTGGCTTGGTTAGCCGTGATGATGTTCTCGATGTCGCGCTTGATTTCAGCCGAAGCCTTGGCAAGCTGATAAGCCTTCTCAGACTTACGGCCAGCCTTGTCAACTGCCTCAAGAGTGCCAGAAATCTGGACAGTCTTGCCGACGATTTGCGTGAAGTTGCCAACACGGGTCGTGGGGGTCAGCGATGCGGAGGTTGCGTCGTCACCTTCAATCAGGGCGTTGCCAAAGGTAGCGGCGGCCAGAACGTCGGTTTGCCACTCGTGCAGGGTTTGGGTAGCACGAGATTTGCCGATAGACGACATGATGGGGGTGTCGGTGGGGCTGATGTCATAAATAACGTCAGCGAGGTCCTCGCGGACACCGATTGCGCCATAGCGCGAATAGGTATTGGTGGGTACAGTCACTTTATTATCCTTTACAAGAATCGTTCAAAAATTTTGGCGGCATCGCGTGTGCGACCCGTCTGCTTGAGTTGTTTGGCTAACTTCTTAGCCTGTTCGGAGTCCTTGTCAATCCTCTGACCTGCGACCCCAGGTCTTAGAGCCTTGGGAGCTTCGTTGACCTTCTTCTGCACAGCAGGTTTGGACTTTTGCAGTTTCTCGAACTGCATAGCCCGGTAGAGAGCGATGACGGCCCGGTGGTCGTACACCTGGGACAACTCTTGGTCTGTCCAGCCATTAGACTTTGCATAATCGCGGATTTCTTTGCGGATGACTTCGCCTTTCACCTCGTCAGCCAGGTCAGGGATTGCGGCTTTTAACCGTTCCCCTTCTTGCGCGAGATGGGCTTTCAACCGTTCTTGGTGCTCGGCCATTTGCTTGGCCTGCACAGCTTCGCGTTCTGCGCGGACAGCGGAGAGTTGCTTTTCACGTTCCATCTTCTCTGCGACCTTGATGGCGTACCCCACGGGGTCGCTATCTTTGAGTGCAGATAAATCTTCCTCGGGCTGTTGACTAAGCATCTGCTCAATCACTTGTAGCCGTTGGGCATAGGTTTCACGCAGTTTGGCGGCTTCTTCTATCTTTGCGCGTTCAGCTTCGACTTGCTTACGCTGCTCGGCTAGAGTTTGCGTTTTTTTGGTGTAATCAGAGGTGCGAGAGTAGCCTTTGATGAGTTCGTCTAAGTCGACCTCCAGTTCTTCGTTGTCTACCTTGACACGATACCGGGGTGTTTCTTGGACTTCCTCTTCTTGCTCTACCGCTTCCGCTTCTTCTTCGGCTTGCGCCTCGACTTCTTCGACCTCGGCTGCTTCGACTTCTGCTTGGCCTTCCGGCTGCGGGTCTAGCATCCCGAAAATCTTTGCTGCGGCTCCGTTTACGTCAGTTTGACTCCCTTGCGGGTTGGTCTCTTCCATTTGTGACTCCTAAGTTAGAAAACCTTCCAGCGTTTCTTGTCTATCTCGCCTTGCATTGAGATGGACTTGAGTGACGCTATAAATTCATCCAGCCCTTTGAGTTTCAGGCGTTCCCTCTCGCGGAGGTCTACGTCCTCGTCTCGACTGTCTAATATATTGGAAATATACATCTGGCGTTGTTTATTTACAACACCCATAAAAAACTCGTCAGTCAGTAATCCTCTTGCCCGTTCTGTCTCGTTCATCCAGGTATCCGTATGTCTCCGGTAAGTTCAGCCCCGACCTTGGCGGCTTTGAGTTGGGCCTCGGCCTGGAACTCGGCGGTCTTAAGTTGCAACTGGGCCGCAGCTTTCTCGCGCTCAAGCTGAATCTGAGCTGCCGCCTTGCCCTTGGCGATTTCAATGTCGTTTAAGGCTTTGGCGCGGTCAATCTCGATTTGGGCTTGGGCAGACTGCATGAGCGCGGCTGTCGCGGGGTCCGGCTGCGGTTGTTGCGGCGCAAGGATTTGCTGCTCAATCTCTGGGGTGATTTCACGGAAGAACTCGGCTGTGTCCTTAAACCCAGCAGACTCAATAAATCGTCCCAATGTATTACGGTATTGCGCTGGAGATACGAATGGATTAGCCATTCCCATTGTTCCAAGAATCTGCTCCTGTTTCTGCAAGACGGCGGCGGTCATAGCCATCTGCTGTTCGCGGTTTCCGGTTCCAAGTCCTACGTTTACCGTTAAATCGTATTCGTTATTCCACTCGCGGGGGTCAATAGCCACAAACTTTCCACGCATACGGACGATTCTCTGCTTGTCCTGATACTTGCAAACCAGGTGCAAAATGCGCTTGAACAGGTCTTTTACCCCTGTTTCTGCGAATATCCGAGCGATTAACTCAACTTTAGCGGCTCCTGCGTTTTGCATCATCGCAATCGCGGTGGCAGTAGTGTTTTGCAGGATGTTGGGGTCCAAGCCTTGAGAAGTCTCGGTAACTCCGGTGCGTTTCTGCTGGACCTGGTCCATGTAGCCCAGCATCGGGAAGGCTTGGTTTGCGACCAGCGGAACGGCAAGAGGCGTAATCGCGGCAGGGTTCTTGACCCGGACGATTCCACCAGGAGTAACGGTCAGCATATCGTCTAAGTTGACCTGTCCGTCTACCACGGCCATGCGAGCGTTGTTAGACAAATACAGGTTGTCTAACATCTGGCGGGTGACCGTAGTCTTAATCTTCTGGATGTCCGTAACCCT